AATAAGTAAAAACCTGGGCAATAGCCCAGTAAAACTCTTATTGGTAACAATAAAGAATTTGGCTATTGCCCGGTCGCAAAACTACTATTGCGCCCACTTCGATCACAGAAGTGTATTTATATTTATAGTGCATCACATTCGACCTAAGTCATTAATGTGAGATAGTTAGCACTTGATTAACGTATGTTAATCTATAGAGTAGTTTAATGACATACTCAGGTCAAGGATTTATTACGGAGCAGGAGGTGCACTTTCATAATATAATCTAGGCATACCAGTAAAGAAATACACCTGAAAATCATCACCCGCAGCAACATAATAATCAGCTGTAGTATATTTACTCATATAACCCCTATATTGAACAATCATCTGGGGAATTTGAACAAAGTTAGGATAACCAGTATAATCTGATAATTTTTCAGGTACAAATCGAACAGGTGCATAATATGGTATTTCTGCTTCCATAACTGGATTAACAGTAGATACCATTAGAGTACCCCCCCTCGTAATGTCCCACCTATTTGAAACACCTTTAACGACGGTGCTTTGATAGTCGGACGTACCAGAATTTGGATTTAATACATTATTATCATAAAAATACTGATCTGTACCAGCTGCAGCTGGATTATTACGTTCTATAATCCCAGTTATGGCTGAATTTGAAATTTCTGACAATGTAGGCGATGTATCCACACGAATTTTGTACCTAATACCTCCTCGCCAACCAGCAAACATGTTTCTAACCCAATGTAACATAATAGTATTACAATAATTATAAGGGGCAGCAAGACCAGTAGTATTAATAGCATTAGGAACACTCCCACGCAGAAATGGAAAAGCACTCTGTCTCTCAAAAATTTGTCTTACCCCGGCAACATTGGTAAGTGGTAATCTCCTATGAATTGTATAACGCTTAAGTAGTGGTCTGAAAGAAACAATTGATTCTCCCATAAACACTTTATTTAAATCGTCGTGGGTTGTCGTTTGATTTAATTCATATGAACTTTCTTGTTCTGGCATATCACCTTCTGGTGTAGCTTGTCCATCAAAATCAGCTTCTAAACCGGACTGTGGCTTAAACGCATATCTTTGAAAAGCATCATCTGGTATACCAACACAGAAATCATCACCCGCTGATACAAACACATTAACTTCAACATTATTATTAGCTGTAGTTGTAGTTGGTACAGAGAGTTCATTCACAACATAGACACCTATAACTCCATTAGCCTTATAGCCTATGGT